ATGCTTTGACAGGCCCTGTAGCAATGGTACTTTGCGAAAGGTTAGTAGAGATTTTCAAACGCGGTCGTCTGGGCGAGCTCACATTCATGATGGCGTATAAGGCCAACGATGTCGAGCTCGCTTCATTTGTGAGAGACGCGTCCGATTCAGGATACGACCACATTGCAGAGGGAGACTTTTCAGCAAACGATTTGAGACAGCGGAAGGGTGCGTCCGTTGTCTTCGATTGTTTTTGTAAAGTCGTTGGTGCACCTTCCTGGTTCCGCGATTTGCTAAAGGGCATGCGCGGTTTTAACGTAAGGAACGTGGAATTTGGACACCGGGCTCAATTGATACACCAATTGCCGACCGGGACAACGATTACAACCCCCCGCAACACTGTATGGAATGCAACCAACCAGGCTGTTTACTGTCGTATCACCTACAACATCGGCTATGCTGTAGTTTTAGGTGACGACTATTTGGGAATGCTTAAACGCGCGGTTAATGTGGCGCATTGGCAGGACTGGATTGCTAAACATCCTAAAATGAAGTTAACCGGGTGTACACCCCGGCTTCAGGGTGAAGCTACCTTCTTGTCGCGTAGGTTGTTGATTGAGAATGAAATCCCCTGTATGATGCCGAAGTTAGGCAAGGCGCTGGCCCGATTCAACGTGAGGACCAGTCCAAATGAGGCAATATCTGATTCAGCCTATATGGCTGGGAAAGCTTTGTCTTATGCGTATGAATTTCGGCATTTTCCATTGTTCAGGGATTTGTTTTTGAATCGTTACAGGTTGGAGGAGGATAAAGCCAACATCGATATTGCGGAAGTGTCGTGGTTCACAAGAGTGTCCGGTGTGGACCTCGCCGATCTCGAATCGTCGATCATGGACGAAAAGGTCCTGGTTAGCGAAGACGTGACGCGCGAGTTCCTAATGGATGCTTACGGCGACACCTTCGGTCTCGTCCCGGCCCTTGAAATTAGCCGGCGCGTGATTTTGGGACGTGATATTGATGTTGTTGATGCTCCTGCAGAATTGGCAATTGACTGGTGATGGCACTCCGACGAGTACTCTGCGTTGATACCACTGCTTAGATCGG